ATGCAGTAGCGATTGGAAATACTACTGCAAATAATGGCCAAGGCCAATATGCAGTAGCGATTGGTTTTGGTTCCGGACAAACCAGTCAGTCCGCCAATGCAGTAGCGATTGGTCTTACTACCGGACAAACAAACCAGGGAAACAGTTCAATAGCTATTGGAACTTCTGCCGGATCCAACGCCCAGAGTACCACTGCAATAGCGATTGGTGTCAATGCTGGACAAATTTCTCAGGGCGCGAGAACAGTAGCTATTGGATATAGTGCCGGATCCAACGCCCAGGGCAGCAATTCGGTAGCTATTGGATCTCTTGCTGGAACCACCAGTCAGGCTGAAACTTCTATCGTAATTAATGCAACTGGTAGTGCGTTAGACAATACTGTGACAAACACTTGCGTTATAAAGCCCATTCGTGGGGATACTGTTTCAAATTTAACTGTAATGAGTTTCAGACTTTTATATTATAATCCTAGTAATGGTGAGATATGTTATCGTACTGATTAAGTTTGATAACAAGTTTATGAATTGATAACGAAGAAACACCCGAGGCATCAGCAACAGGTTTTACTGTTGTTTTTGTCTTCAACCCCATAACATGAGCAACTACACCAGCAACAATTGTTTTTGGTGTATTCTCAAATTCATCTTCCGATTTAGTTGAAATTGTATACAGCATATCCATGATAGATTCACGTTGTTTATCGTTCAGATGAAGAGCGCTGCAAAGACGTTCGGCAATACCAATTTGAGTATCCAGTACAGTATTTTCGGTTTGAACAAAACGAGTAATTGCTTTGCAGAGACTACGAATATTGACGGTAAAGAGTGCAGCAATTTCTTCATGACTTCTTGAAGCTTGATGGTTACGACACGATACAAATAGAGCGGCACCCATCAAGGCACGACGTGTTTCACCTCGTACCTTCTGGGCTTCTTCAAGACCTTTATATAGTGCACATGCGTCAAACAAAATTGACTTAGGAAGTCCTACTTTATTTCCACATAGCTGAATTGTATCAAAGATTCCCATCCAAGATCGTTCACTATTAGACGACAAAGACCACGAAGAAAGTCGTTGTACTGCTTTCATAGACACATTTGAAGATGAAATTCCTTTATATGATACGATGGATCCATAAGAAGACTCTGGCAAAAGTTCAGAGGTTGTAAAACCTGTACGACACTGATCTTCGCCTTTACTATCTTCATAATTTCTCCATTCAGCTCCTTCGTCAATTAGTTGTTCAAATACAGTTCCACAATTTTGACACACATGCTGACCTTCATCAACAACTAGAGAGTGATTACAATCCATTTGGTGTCTCTATGCCACAGTTTTACTCTCATTCGTTTTACGCGGAGGAGAGTATGATAATGATAAATCTAGAATTGAACCATGTTGAGGAAATATAGATGCGAAGTGCTTTCCAAAAGATTCATTAAACAAATGCTTTAATTTTGATGTCAGATCATCCATGAACATGAAAACCGCAAAAATGTAGAAGATTCCTGAAATATAACCATCTACTAATGAGTCTAATGACTTACGAACATAAAATAAAGGAGGTGCAAGTTCGATGATGTGTGCACTCCAAAATGCAATAACTGATAAAATAGAAATTTCAAGCGAGACGTCTGCTACTTGAAATATAGTTGAACGTTTTTTCCAGTCATCATTGTACTCGTCAAATAAATGATACAATACAAAAGAAATTAATACACCTAAAAGTGTGTAAAAAATAGCAAGAGCAGCTGCGTTTGCTGTAACGCGCCATGTTTCATCGAATGACATTTTTGTCCATCCCATCCTTATCTTTCATCAGGAAGAAATGCGATTGATGCCGGGTCATATACTTGGGGGCGATAGTTTGTAGTCAAAATCGGCTTTCCACCATCTCGAGACTTTACTGCCTTTACCCATGAAATGAACAGAAACTTTGCGTCAACAACCCATATCCAATACCCAGCACGAGAGAATTCGCCTACTAAATATTCAAGTGCTTCTTTTAAAGAAAAAAGAGGGTAACCAAAAACATACGTTGGAACATCATACAGAATGTAAGGTGCATTCGAATTATGAATTGCTTGTTGACGTATCTTTGCCTGAATTTGTGCAATTACAGGAATCATTGCAGCCATTCGATTATCGCGTCGCTGCTGTTGTTCTTGCAGTACGTCATTTGCTCGTAGCATTCTACTCTTACTTATATAAAAATGCAACAGCATTTTACTCGACTTGGTTTGAGTGGTGGAGGAATTAAGGGAATCTTACAGGTCGGAGCTCTTCAAGAATTGGCAAAACATCAAAAACTTGAATTTCCAGATGGAGTATACGGTGCATCTATTGGGTCAATAATAGGTACATGGGTTGCATTTGGTCTCCCGATTGAAAAACTTCCAGACGTATGTAAAAAATATTTATCTACAAAAAAATATATTCCTTCGTTTGGTCTTTACGATATCACAACAGTGTTATCAAAAAAAGGACTCTTTTCGATGAATCAATTTGAAAAGACAGTATGTGATGCATTTACCGAGGCCGGTCTGGATATTCGTAGTAAAGTAATTGGAGACGCAAAAATGCCTCTTTTCATAGTAGTTTCAAATGTCACAACGGGAAAATCAGCATTGCTTACAAAAAATGTCCCCCTATTGGAAGCTATTAAATGCTCATGTTGTTTACCAGGAGTATTTAAGCCACAGGTTCTATATAACCAGGTATATATTGATGGAGATTTCTTTGCTCCTAATCTATCAGGAGTTGTGCCTATAAATGAAAAAACGCTTATATTAACATTACCTCGACCGCGTGTGCTAAATATCACCGCAGAAACATTGGAAGCAATTTCTCCGATTGATTTTGCATTTGATTTAATATCAGTCGCTACACGGCAAAGTGGTATTCCTAGATCATCGCCGTGCACAATTAAGCTCATTTATCCATCACTTACTTCAACATCTGATCTAGAAACGATGGATATAACAGATATGTTCAGACACACATCCTCTAAATTACGCCGCTTTCTTTTGACCAAGAACCTGTGTTAAAAAAGCTTCAAGACCAGCAACTGAAGGTCTCCCTTTAAAATCGTATAACTTACTATCAGTTTCTAGTTTAAATGTGGGATAACCTTCTATTTTGTAAAGGGCGCTCTTTCCTTTATCGCTGTCACAATTGATCTCTTCAAAGAGTACGGTATGACCACCAAATGTAGAAGGTGTATTTTTCAATGTTTCTTTTAATGATGCCCAAATAGGTTCAGCGGTTTTACAGTGAGGACACCACGGAGTGTAGAAAAACATAAACTTTGCTTGACCGGAATCTATTCCGTTTGGAGTAAGCGGTGGCATTTGATACGTCGATACACCGGGAGGATAACCTCTTATGGCCCAATAAATACCAACGACTAACAATGCTAAAGCAAGTGCAATTAATATCTCACTCAACATCCTTACGAAATGACGGATATAATACTTTTATTTCTTTTCTGTTTTTTTCGAAGTAGTTTCTGTACGCTTCTTCGGAGCTAATTTCGGGGTTTCTGATAAGATCCCACGCAACTTTGAATGTTTGGTAAGTTGGCTCGTAAGGTTTCGCGTTGACTTTGTACCAGCTACCTTTGTACCGAACAATTTGGATATCATCTTTGTCCATACTGTCGGCTTTTCGAGTGGCGCTGCCTTACTTTGCTTACACCATTCTGTGAAAGTGAACTGACTTCCCATTGATAAATTACAACGTGAACAGATTGGTACTAAATTTGAAATATCAGTCTTACCTTTCTTTGATTCTGGAATATTATGACCACACTGAAAATCAAATACGGTCATAGTATTATTACACCAATCGGTCAGACATTTACGATCAAATACTTTTCCAGCATGGACAATCCAAACTTGTTCTCTCAATGCCTTTGGTATTTTTTGTTTGAGCATTATTTAATTATTAAGGATACTTGCAGAAAATGCTTAAGGGAATCCGACTAGATGAGCACCAATTCCAAAACCCGAACCAGTACGAGCAGACGCACCTACGCTAGGTGCATATACATCAAGAATAGCAAACGTGGCTACTGCTACAAGCGCAATCATGCCAATTTCAGAAAGCTTCATAACTTTACCGGGTAACATGAAGGCGGCAATAGCAACCGCAAGACCCTCTAGGAGATACTTTACCGCACGACTCACAAGATCGCCAAAATCAATACCCATTCCCTGAGCTTGTTTCTGTTCAGGCATTTTATAGAGTTTACGAGAGAAAATATTCGTTTAGAGTAGATATGCGAAAAACATTTCGCGTAATTATAGACGAGGATGTGAGTAAAAAGTATTTTATTCGTAATTCCGATCAAATATCTCTTGCGATTACAGCGTATTTAAATGATCCTGATGGTTGGGCTAAAGATGGATATTTTTTTGAACCCGTGAATGAAGGTGAAGATATTCTAATTCGTCTTTCATCACCCCGAACAGTTACAAAATTATGTGGATTACCTGGAAACTTATCATGTGCTGAACTTGGAGGTCGTAATATGTATCTGAATGCAGATCGTTGGTTTCGAGGATCAATAAAAAGTGGCCAAGGTGTTGAAAATTATAGACAATATATGGTATCGCATGAGGTCGGACATATTCTGGGACATGAACATAAAAAATGCCCATGTACCGGATGTAAAGCTCCAATTATGATGCAACAGACGGTCGGAATTGGTAAATGTGTTCCAAATATAAAAGTTCGCGCTAATAACAAATGAGTGTCATACAGACAGGACTTACTGTATTCGTCGTCCTAGCGTCAATAGGAGCATATATTATGCAGATATACGGCACTGCACGTGGAGATCAGAGATATAGACAAGATGCATCTACCGGTGGTATAGATGTAGGATTTTTAATATCATCGTCAGCTCTTAATGCATGTGTAACTATTTATTTATTATATTATCTTCTACAGGTGCGTTTTGATAAACATACTGATTATTTTAATCTTTTGGCCGGATTTCTAATTATTGGCGGATTATGCGCTGATATTTTCTTAGGTGTATATATTGTTTCAATTGCAAGCAGCTCGAAGGAGAAAGACCAAGCTGCGTCATACGGATGGATCTATGGAGTTGGTACAATCAATTTTATTGTACGTATGTTTTACATTATTCAGTTTCAATGTTCAGATGTATTGGCCCGCAGAGTCAGGCCAAATGCTCCCAATGTGGTCGATCAAGTAAAACGTCAATTTTTACCAGGAAATAGTGGGCCTCAACAGGGTCCCCGCCCTGACCGTGGTCCCAATCCGTTCGTAAAAAGTGAAGAAGGTGGTCTTCGCAGACGTCGTCGTTAAAAAAGTATTTTCATAGTTGATTGTCTAATATAAACAAATGCCAGCTGAGTCATTCCCTAAAAAGGAGGATGATGGTTCTGTAGTTGATTATCTTGATGAAGATCCCGAAATCCCAACGCAGCGCTATTGTGTAATTTCTTTCCTCAGTCCTGAGAAAGTTATTAAGCAGAAGGCCGAATTCTTTAACGAGAAGTTTGTCGAGTTTATGGATTACGATTGGAAAGTGAAGGGTATGGAGCACCTCATGGCTTTTATCGCGAAGAAGTATTCTCTAAAAATTGAGGATCTATTTAACGACATGGCCGAGTTTACTAAGGTTCACAATGCCGAGGTAAAACAGACAGATGTTCATGAGCAGTACCAGGTTTTCCTGCTAAAGCACGAGAAGGATCTTGAGACCGAGTTTACTGAGAAGGTTGAATTCCGCACCAATGTTCGTGGTGTTAAGGTTCGTCGTACGTTTGCAAATCTTGAGGAGTGCCAGCAGTATGCTAAGGTTCTGCAGCGTCGTTACCCCAAGGACAGTCTCTACGTTGGTAAGGTTGGTTGCTGGCTACCGTGGGATCCATCTGAGCACCTCATGCCTGAAGTAGAATATGCTGAGCAGGAACTCAACGAGATGATGCGCAAGTACAAGGAGAATGAAGTGAACCGTGAAATTTTCTTCGAGGAGGAGAAGACACAAAAGATTGAGAAGCAGAAGAAAGAGAACGATGACCGCCGCAAGAAGGCCCTTGCCGATGCTAAGAAGGACGCTGGTCTCGTAGAAACTGATGAGCTATCGGATGCAATTTCTCGCCCAGTTCACCCAACGGAGGGTGCTCTCCGTGATTTGTAAACTATAGTATAATGGATCCACATCCGTATGCATTTATTTTTGGAAAGCCCGGAGAAGGGGCTCATAGTCGTCGATTTTTTGGATTTGCATTAGTTGATTTGATTGGAACAGTTTTACTCGGAGTAATGGTAACGTATTTTTATGGCGTTCCTCTTTGGAAATCAGTACTCGGTATGTTTGTGTTAGGTGAAATTTTACATTACCTGTTCGGGTCTCAAACTAAATTCCTCACTACGCTGGGGGTTACTGTTTGATATTACGAAGTCTTTTTAACGTGTACCCATGGACCCGAATTCTTTTTGCTTGTTTTCATTGTTTCTGCGTTATACTCGTCGGATGCCAACATAGTTGAAGAGAACGGTTTATTATCTGACCATAATGAGTCATCGCACATTTTAAACTGAGGATGGTCAGATGCTTTATACCAAAATACTTGATCTTCAAGGCGGTTTGACTGAACTCCGTTGCAGATTACAAGTCCTTCAAAATTTTCTGTACATTGGTCCATAAATTGACAAAACATGTCAAATGTAGGAAACATACCTGCATAGTTGTCATAAATACGTCTGCGGTTATTTACTATACTTTCACGTAGAATGAATACAAAGTCTACGTTTGTACGCAAGTTAGGAGTAATACCAAGAGGATACTGCATGGTAATAATGGTCATTAAATCAATATGACGACCGTTCATGAAT